AAAGCCCGTATTTCTAGCTCCCTGTAGCCATACCGTTCAATGCCCTCTCTATCTTCAACGTATTCAATCTTTGCCTTGTATTGATCGTTGGGATCGTTCCACGAAACTAATGCAACTGTTTTTCTTGCCTTACGAGCAGTGCCTTCATAATTAAAAGCAGGACCGGCCACATTGCCGTCTCCATCAACTTCTTCAATTACATTGGCAGGAGAAAAGATTTTAGTGATTGGCTTTGGTTTGTCTTGCACTGCATAGATGGTTCCTTCGCTGAAGTACAGCATTCCACGGAAGGAAGCTGCCATGGAGTTAAGCACTTCGTAGGCTTCTCCTCGATCAGTGATGTATGCATTAAAAGTTAATCTAGGCTCTAGCCCTCCTCGCCCGTCTGGCACTAATTCGTCACAGTATTGGGCTATGGAGTATAAGCTGTATCGATCAACTTGACTTTCTTCAATAGACTCGCCAGCGCCATACCTAGTATTAGTGAGTAAATCATAGAACACCCAGACGGGGTTATTACTGTATACCGTTTGAAAGGTTCCATCCCAAATGCCAGTATATACTCGCGTTTTTGGATTGTAATTAGTTGGCACTTTTACCTTGACTCCCAGCATGTCTGCGCTAATTTGTGGCACTGAAGTAAAGTTTTCTGCGCCAAGCTTAAGGCCAAGAATTGCACTATTTGGGTAGCGAAAAGACTTACTATAAACACCTACGATAGCTTTCCAGTAGAGATCATTTGTCACCCCAGTAGAAGTGGGATCTTTTGTAATGCGCTCAAGGGCTACCAGCCATGGCCCCTTGCCCTGCAACGTATATTCATATTCAAAATCTACTGGGCCCCTAGATTTACCTTGAATAGTTTTGACAGTATCAACAAAATTGGAACCGCCGACAGGGCGAATCTTAATACTGAACTTGATTGAATCTCCTTTAACATCTCCGCTGTCTTTGTCAATCTGAAATAATGCTCCAATTCCCACTCGAATGCGTATTTTATTTAGCAAGTCTGAGTAAGTTGTGCGAGAAATAACTCCAGTGGCGCTTGTAAGTTTTGTTCCTACAGTTTGTTCAACTTTAATATCATCAAAGCCTGGCATAGCATCTTGATTCTGCGTGCCCACTCGATAGTCAATGGTCAAAGAATCAACAGCACCGCTAGCGTCGTTTCTGTTCAAGCCGGGAATAGATGCTGTAATGCTAGGTAGCAAGCTGCCTTTGCCATCGGCGTTGCTTGGACTTCCTGTGTAAAAACCATTGATACTAAAATTTAAGCTCCCGTCAGTATTTTTAATGGGAGTATTATCTAGAAAGATACGAGTGAGCGGATCCACTCCATCTTCAAAACCTTGCACTTCTCCTTCTGAAAAAACTCCGACGACGGTTACTTCTGATCGGCTACGTAAAGATTCTGGATCTTCCTTTGGTTTTTCGCCAGCGCCTTTGCCCTTTCCTCCTCCTCCACCGCCACCGCTGCCAGTAATGCTGGTTTTCCAGCCGCCTTTGAACATTTCAATGGTTTCTGGCATTACGTTGGCACCTGTTGCGTTGTAATGGCAGAAGAAATAATCAATGGGGAAGCAGTGAGAAAGCGCCCGTATAAGATAGGCACGGGATTCCCCTGGGTGGTCAATTCCGCTGCTCTATCAAATAGATAGCTGTCT